ATAGATATTTGTTATTCGGAAAAAGATCCAACAACTATTGCAAAATATTATAATGAAACTCCTGTTGAAGAAGTATATTAATAATCACCATATACACTAGGATTACTACATGGATTTTCTTCTGTATAGTTAAAGTTTGAGTCTGCAAGAGTTTCTAATGCATCATTATCATTACTAGCAACATTACCAATACCAGAACCCGGCGATCCATTTTCGAAGCTGTAATCGTAACGCTTGGCTTTGAAGAACCATACATAGTGACCACCAAGGGCATTTAATTGAAATTCATCAACAACCTCTGTAAGTTCATAAACAGTTGGTCCACGCTTTGGGTAATTGATACGATCAATACCAAATTCTTGAAGTAAAAGAAGATCACCATTTTTAGGTTCTGATGATAATCCAAAAACATTATTGAAATGTTTTGGATGAATAACACCTGTTAAATCACTATCTGCGATAATTCCAAATTTAGATAATAAATAAGAATCATTTGTAAGATTTAAAAGAACTAATAATTCTTTAAATAAAGCGAAACCAGCATCAGGTTCTTCACCATAAAGAACATTCATTCCAGATAATGTGGATTGATTTGTATAATATCTTATCGATTGACCAAAGATATTAATTTGTTCATACCACCAATTTGAAAAGTTTTGCCTTTCATTGGTATTAACTTCTTTATTTAGATAACGTAATGTTTCCATTTTATTCTCCCTTATATACTAATATATATTTTGCAGGTGGAGTTAAAACCATATGTACACCAGTTTGTTTAATACCTTTTGAATTTTCTTCTGGTGTTGGATATACACCATATAAAGAACTAATTTCTTTAGCATCAGCTGGTGTTAAATTAACCATATAATTTGGTACATGTTTATTATTTAAACATAAAGTTATTTTAGGGTGAATGTGTTCATTTCTAGTATGCGACTTTGCTACAAAGTAAGAATTTTTTCTATCAAGACCTGAACCCATTAACCTACCAACAGTCTTGTGTTGTTCCTTTCCAGTATTAATTCCCATTTTTGTAACTTTCTTTTCATCGGGACTTAATTCTAAAAATTCTTTAAAAAAATATTGTTTAAAATTCACATGTATACTTACAATAAAAAACCCCGCTTCTGCGGCCACAGAATTGGGGTTTTTATTTTACTTTATTTAAAGATTACTTGTTGTTAAAGAAATCTCCAACACTAACACCACCTGCATTATTTTGCTTTCCGGTTAAACCACTGATAGCACTATCTGTTGAGTGAGCTTTGATTTGTCCATCATGACCTTTTCCTGTGTTTGGAACGGTTGCTGTTTTCTTTTGAGTCTTCACACCCTTTGCGTCAATCTTACCCTTATCGGTTAATGATAATCCTTTTTCATTAGAAAGGTTTTCCATATCAACAGCTTCAGCTTTAACTGGTTCACTATCATCATTTGAATTATCGTCTAAGTAATTATCGCTAGAATCATCACCTGAATCATCACCTGAATCATCACCTGAATCATCACTCATATCATCACCCATGTCTTCTACTTCTGCACCAAGAGCAGTTGCAAGAATTTCAAGCAATTTGTGTGCTGATTCTTTATCAAGGTCGAGTGTAACTTTATCATCATCACCATCACCATTATCATCAGACTTATCGGTTTCACCGAATTCATCTGTACTTTCTGATGAGTCACCACCAAATGGTTCAGCTACTGAAAAATCAGAATTCTTTGGTTTTTCTGCTGAGAATGAAAAATTTTCTGGGTTTTTTTCACCTTCTTCATTAATGATTTTATTATATAGTCTATCGAATGGGTTCATAGATTCATAGGAAACTTTATTCTTTTTAACTTCACCATCAGTTTCAGCACTTTGTGTTAAGTGTGATGGTGCTTCTTCTGGTGTTTCACAATCATCAGCACATTCAGGACCAGTTTTTGGTTGGATCTTCTTTGCGAGTCCATCATTACCAAAGGCTTGACCTTCTTTTGGGGTATAACCTTTTACTGTTTGTCCTTTTTGTAAATCGTCAGTTGCTTCTGAGATCATTTTTAGATATGCTGTTGTTAGTGGGTCCATATTGTTATATTTATATTTACTCTTCATTGTTTCCTTTTTCATTATTTTTTTTAAATATTGTTTAATATTGTTTCTGCTTCATTATTTAAATTTAATACTGGAATTAACTCATAGTTATTTTTACCAGTCATCCACACTATATAACCAGTATCAACTTGAAATGATGTATTCTTTTCAATTATCAATTTATAAAGACAAATCTGAAGACTGTATTTTACAAGTTCACAACTTTGCAAATGATTTAATGGTTGAAGGAATTTATCACCTCTTGGGTTTTCTGTTTTAATTTCTTTATTTGTCTTATAATCAAATATTACAAGTTTTTTTGTTTTCTTATTATAAGAAAGATTATCAAGAGTTCCACACAAACCACTTTCAATATCCCCAATTACGAATTCTGATTTTAATAAAACATGATCTTGTTTCCACCAATCGTAGAAGTTCATAAAATTATTAATTAAATGTGCCATGTCATTATAGTAACTATCAATAAAATTCTGATTATCTTTAATTGATTGCTCAACCATAAAAATATGCAAAGCATCTTTATCAATGGCAATTTTTCTTCTCTCTAAGAAGTTTTCAACAAATTTATGAAATTCAGATCCTTTATGACAAGAGTAATCTCTCTTATATGCCCATTCTTTTAAAACTTGCTCAACTGACTTCTTTTCTTTTTTAGCAACAAACTGAGCAATTTTTTCTGAATCAAATTCCTTTTCATATTTTTTAATAGCACCAGATACAGATGTTTTGGCTGATTTGCCATTAATTGTATATGTATGGTTTTTATCAAAAAACGTTATATGAGAAAACGAATTGTTTAACTCTACTATTGAATCAAAGTTAAGATTGTCCGAATCCAATAATTCTGTTTGCATCTTTGGGTTTCCTTTTATTATTGTCTGCATATAATTCTACTTCTTTTTCTAAATTATAAATGTCACTTATAGACATTGATTCATTAATTTTTTCATCAATAAACTTCTTTGGGTATTTTAAATGCTTTGCAAGTTTCTTTGCATCCTCAATTGGAAGAGTGGTAAATTCATATTCAGCTTGAAGCCTACCTTTCCTTTTAAGTGCATCATCAACATCTTGTTTTGGACAATTGTAGGTGACAATGACTGATGTCTTTAATATATCACTTAGTATTCCATCAGATAAATTCAAGAGTGATGAAACAGCAGATGAATCCATACCATCACCTTGTCTTTTAAGAATTGCCTTTTCAGCATCTTCCAAAATAATAACAGCGTTTGGTTTTTGTATAAGTGTATGAAGACAATTTGGATCTGATGTAAAATATTCAATCATGGTTGTTGGGATATATATGAAATCCCTATCAATAACACTTGCAAGATACTTGATATAAGTTGTTTTTCCAGTTCCGGGTGGTCCATGAAACATGAATAAACCATTTGGTTTTTCATAAAGTCTATCCTTTATAGTCTTATCAACTTTTAAGAATTCCTTACCATAATTGAGTTCCAAATCAAGATCCTTTGGAAGATTGACAGATATTGGTTCAAAAGTATAATCACCATATTGGTTTTTAATGAAAAGGTGAACTTTGGTTTTATTTTCACTTATAGCTATAAATTTTTCAAATTCAGAAAATTCTATATTTTTTAAATTTGATGGGTGTGCAATAAAAATATTATAGGTTTTATTCTCTTTGGGTTTATTTTTATCTTTATCGGGATTTGATCCTAAATTTATTCCTAAATCTCTTAACCTACTACTGTAACCCACAAATTCATCATCATCAGAATTTTCATTCTTTACACTTATTTTAACATAATAGTCTTTAAATTTAAACCAAAAGAATCCATTTGTATAATTTTTAAAAATATCATTTTTTATATCTTTTAACCCACCATTTATAGAGTGATTCATCAATTCACCATTTTTAAGGATAAAGTCTAAAACCTCATTACTAAATGTATCATCAAAGTAAACAAAAGATGGAGCAACTCCATAAGTCTCTACTATATAGTTTCTTATGGGAAATTCATTACTCATATCTAATTTATAATAGTTGTTTTTTGCATTAAGCGTAACTTTACTCATATTACTAGACTAATCCAATATGTAGTAAAAAGCAATAATTAAATTCAATTATTGACAAAATTAAAATATTTTGAGAACATGCATAACCTATAAGTATTATGTATGGATAGATTAACCAAAAAACAATTAAGTCTGTATCATACCAGATGTGTTAATCTAATCAGAAGAAAACCCGCTGAATTTTTAGTATTTAAAAAACTAGGCATTTATGGGTGGTGTCTTTATGAAGAAGATACACTGTTGGTAGATCCAAGAAAATCTCCAATAAGAACAGCATATCACGAATGTCTCCATTATCTATATCCAGATTGGAGTGAAACAAAAGTTTTGCGTGTTGAATCTAGAATGATAAACAAATTAACAATGCTAGAGATAGCACAGTTCATGAAATATGTCTCCATAAAACTTTACAAAAACGAACTAACAAAAAAGATTTTTAAAACACGAAAAGCAAACAAAAGAAAAAAAATAAAAAAGAAAAATAAAAGTGTTGTGAAACGTGTCACACGCTGATAGAATTTTAGTAAGTAATACACAATTTTATGATATTCGAAGAACAAATAAGCCGTAAACCTAACAACTATCCGTGGACAGAAGAATTCATTGAAGCAATGCACAATGGCTTTTGGACAGACAAAGAATTTAATTTTAAATCAGATGTGCAACAGTTCAAGGTAAATCTTACCGATCAAGAAAGAGAAATTATTATTCGTACTCTCTCTGCTATTGGTCAGATTGAGATTGCCGTCAAAACATTTTGGGCAAAGCTCGGAGAGAATCTTCCACATCCATCACTTTCCGATCTTGGTTATGTGATGGCAAATGTAGAAGTTATTCACAATAA